AAATCGGTCTACTGTATATATAATAGATACCAGTAAAAGTGTTATTTGTAGAGTTTGGTGTAATGTAGTAAAGCTGATTGATAGAGATATGCTATTTAATCCTAATACATCAGCATTTTCTTTTATCATATTTTTCATTATTGTCTAGGGTCTGTGCTTATTAAAAGCGTTAAAGTTGCGTAAAAATTATCTGAGCTTGATGTTGTGCCAGTCTTTCTAAAAGCTGGTATCAAGCATACATTGTTATCATAACTACCAGTCTGTACTATGTCTCTATTAAATACATAGTTAGAGTCGTTTTGAGATGTTATTGCAAAAGTGTCTATTAATTCAATATCAGTAGCTGTATTACCGTTCTCAGTTATAGGTTTTGCCCATAAAGAAAATTCGCAGTTATGCCCACCTCTAGAATCTGTATTAACATCCCACGTTATTCTCTCTAACTTAAATCCTTCGTGTGGACTTCTAAATATACTGTTATTTATATATGAGTTAGCTAGAGTATCCCCATCACTCCAAGTTGTACCAGTATTTACTGTAATGTTAGATGGGTATTGAGGGTCTATAACATTTGAATTAGCGTGAGTATTACCAGTCTCATATAGTTTATGAGTTACTATAGTATAGTCTCTGAATAAAGACCTATACTTGTAGTCTTTGTCTAGTATAACTATACTACCAGCTGGGATTAACTGCTTAACAGTAGTAGATGCAAAGTTAAGTTTTGCTCCAGTATATGTTACATCTGAATTAAGTGTAATTTGTATAGGAAAGCCAGTATCAGCACATACTATTATAACAACATCTCCAGACACTAATAATCTATCAGTACCAGTAGAAGGTATAATAGATATTGAACTTAATGTAAGGCTAGTAGTATCGTTTTGTACTACTGCTACACATTCCCCTCTTAAATAATTTGATAATGTTGCCATAATTAGAAAAATATATCTCCTCCACCAGTTGCTTCTTGACCATCAAAAACGTCAAATGATGTTATGTTTACTTCTACATTTTGTGTGTTAGTACTTAATTCTATTCCATACCACTCTCCAGACCAAGTATCTTCATTAGCATTAAATGAGCATTGGTAAGGTATATATGGAGAGCCATCTATTTCTATTCCATTAAAATAACGTGGTATAAATCCAGATACTGTTTTTAAACTACCGTTAAATATCTTAGCTCCTTCAGCTTGACCTTTTAATACTTCCTCTACTAAAAGCTGTGTAAACTCAACACCAGTACCAGAGCCGTATGCTTTCCAAGTAGCGTTCATACCATTTTCCCAAGAAGTAGTAGTATAGTTGTATGTCTCTAATCTACCTACTGCTCCACTTGTAGGTCCAGTTCCAATAAATAATTCTGGTATCTCAAACTTTACACCGTTGTCTATAGTAGTTCCTCCAGGAGCGTTAAATGCTTTAAAAAACTTAGCAGATAGTACCTCATTATCTAATAAGTACTTTATTCCTTGCTCTGAACTTGTTTCTGGAGCAGAAAATACTAAGATATTATCTTCTTGAGTAGTCGTTGTGGATTCAGTTATTTCTATCTCTCCTAATATAGCTAAAGCATTAGCATAAAGTCGATAGTAGCATTCAGCGTATATCTCGAAGAATAAATCTCCATTAACTGGTAGCTCTGTAGTTTGTATATTTATATTTATATTAGTTCCCAATGGACCTTCATCTATATTTAGATATTGTGGTGGTATAGAATCAGTTAATGTAAATTGGTCATTAGTTGTCCAATCCATAGCTAACGCAGTAGATAAAGGAAAATAGTAAGTGTCAGAATCTCCTACTAATTTGAATCTAGCAAATAAATCTGTTCTTACCTTTTGCTGTGAGCCACTTACATCAGAAAAGGTTAATCCAGAAGTAAATCTTGTAGAAAAGTCTCTATTTAATAAAATACTACTACCAGTCAAAGCATTAACATTACCAAGAGAAATTATTAATTTATCAGTAGGAGCGTTGTTAATAGAATAAGCTGCTCCAGTGTAGTTAGAGTTATTCCATTGGTAGCCATTCCATATAGGTATCTCGTTAAGTGTAGTCTGATATTGTGTCGAAGTATCGCCATCTATGTTATAGTAAAAGAATGGCATATCAAACGGCTGTAAGTGATTGTAGTTAGTTTCTACACTTCTTAAAATAGGTAAATAATCAAACTTGCCACCATATCTTTTTATGTTAAATCCTTCTGTAAATACGACTGATGTACTGCCACTAGTATAAGGATTATTACTGCCTTTTTTATAAAAACGATAGAACTGAGTAGATGGTGTTTTCCAGTCTGCATAGTGATTTACTTGTACTAAATTCCATCTACCATTTGACATAAAACATCTCATTCCCCAAGATTTGCATATGCTATCTAATAACTCAAATGCAGTTTTATAGTTTCTACTACCATCATCAGCAATATCTACAAATGCCATAAAATTAAATCTACTAGCATTCAAAGGGTCTCTACCAACTTGTCTAGTCATTGTATCAGTAGTCCAATCTACATAAGTAGCTATAAATAAATCGTTAGTTCCAAAGTAATTGTCAGCAGTGCTAATTTGATTGACAAAGGCTTGTCTAAAGTAGGTGATAGTTTGGAAAGAAGATGGTGTATTATAACCAATATTTCTATTAAATGGAATATCTTTTAAAGGTGCTAATCCACATACAGCAGTTAAAGTTATTCTAGTAGGGTAAGAAGCATCATCCTCTGGAGATATATCATTTAACAATATACCAAACCAATACCTATTATAGGTAACATCATCATCACTTATATATATACCAATATCCCAATCTCCATAAGCACTTGTTCTAATTTCATCTACAACACCTTGCTCTGCTCCTACTGTTACATTTATATCAAATTTTACTTCTGAAGGTATTAGTCCAGTGAATCTATCGTTATCGTTAGTCTGATAAGTTAAAGTAAATCCATCTGGTCCTAAGTCTGGAGTAGTTAATGTCGGTGTAGTAGCATTATTATCATATACTTCTATACGGTAAAAAGTGCCATTATCACTTTGAAAACTACTCTCTAATCTTTTTAGTCTAGCCATTAGTAACCTCTTGTTCTATTTCTATTGTTTCTTGCTCTATCTGAGCTTAGTAATATATCAGCTCCACTTATTGTGCCAAATACTTGTACACCATCTCCTCCACCTATCATTGATTTTAATTGATTTAAAGGTGCTACTACTTCTGGATTACTCATAGAAGTTCCTGGTCCTTCGCCTATCAAACCTAAAGTAGGTCCAGTAACTAAACCACCATCAGCAAAACCTATAAGACCCATAACTGAATCGCTAAAAGCACCAGCAGCCAAGTCTAAACTACCAAAGCCTAATACGCTTAGTATAGCCTTCATAGCTAACATTGCTGCTATTTGAGACATTAATGCTTGAAATGCTTTCTTAGACCCTTCAATAAATGATTTAAAAAAGCCTTCAGAGCTTTGTAATGATTGAGCAAATACTCCTTGAATTACATTACCAAAAGACATAAAGCTACTTTTTATATCTAAAGCTAATTGTTGCATAGGAGTAATAACATCTACTAAACCTTTAGCCTCTACTGTAGCCATTTCAAATCCTTTAGCTACGTCTTTTAAAGCAACAGCAGTAGCTTTTATTGGCTCAACACTTTCTGTTAAAGGACTTCTTTCAATAGTAGGTGTTGTTGGAGTTGTAGTTGTAGGTACAAATGGAGCAATAGGCTCAAAGTCTCCTACTACTTCATTATATTCTTCGTACTCTTTTTGTAAGTCTCTAAACCTATTGACAAGATATAAAACAGCTGCACCAGCAGCCATTATCACAGCAGTTATAGGAGTTATTGCAGCTACAAAACTTATAGCTAAAGGTATTAATGTAGTCAATGTAGTTACTAAACTACCAAACACAATTAACAAAGGACCTACAGCAGCAACAATAGCTCCATATTTTACTATGTTCTTTTTTTGTTCTTCTGTTAGATTGCTTAATGCTTCAGAAACTTTTTGTAAACCTTTTGTTAAAGGGTCTATAAATTCTAGTATAATCTCTCCAAACTTTTCAGATACATCTCCTAATTCGTTTTTAAGCTGTTGTAATGGTCCTAAACCTTCTTTAGCTATTGCCTTTGCTTGTCCTTGAAATTTTCTCGTTAAAGTTTCCGTAAGTTTTACAGCTTTTTCTTGTGCTGTCATTGCTGGATTTAATCCAGTGTCAAAGTATCTTTTAAGAGCATCAGTAGAAGTTCCTATAGTTTTACCTACTAATGAAGCTGCTGTTGCTAAATCAAGTTTCATACCAGTAGCAAAATCTTGCAAGGCTGGAGTAATCATTAAAATCTGACTCTCTGTTAATCCTAACTGTGCTAGAAATGATTGAGCTTGTAAAGTAGCCTCATCTCCAAATATTGTAACCTTTTGTAACTCCCTAGCTTGTTCAGCTAAGTTAGCAAATGCTTCTGCATTGTTTCCTAGTGCAGTTCTTAACGATGTTTCTGCTTTTATCTGTTCGTCAAATGCTTTAACACTTGCAGCTCCAAAAGCTAAAATAGGTAAAGTAAGTCCAGTAGAAATAGTACGTCCTAAAGACTTCATATTATTACCAAACTTTTTCATTGACCTCATCGACTTCTTGAGGTTACTCTGAAACTGCTTATCGTTTAACGATAGTTTAATACTTAAAGTTTTCTCAGCCATTTTTCTTATTTAGCAATTCGTATTTCTTCTTAACATACTCAGCTCTCTTTCTTTGTTGTTCGATGTCTATTTCTTTCTTAGTCTTTTCCCACTCAAACTTAATAAGTTTATCTGGAGTTAAGGATTGACCTTTCTTAGTATGTGGCTGTAAGTTACAACACGCCAACCACCGTACTCTTTCCCATTCAAACCTCTGCTCTAATTCAAACCTATCATTCCTACCCTTTTGAATACAAAAGAACTCGTGAAATGTTAGCTCCCAAAACTGACTAGGTAAAAGTCCTAGACCGTAAGCTACAGCCTCTAGACTATCCCAGTTTATTTCTTTGTCTTCGCCACTTTCTTTGTGGCTTTCACGTTTCCCTCATCTTCAAATTTAGCAGAAAACTGTGTAGAGAATACCTCTAATACTTTATTTAAAGCATCAAAGTCATCATCTAAAAGGTCTGCAACACCATCAACATTTAAAGAACATTCTTTTCCACTAACTCTAGCACCGTCTTGTAAACCAGCTAGAATTAATTGACAAGCATCATCTAAACTCATTCCCTCTCCTAGCTTGTCTAAATCTTGTAAACTTCTACCAGTTGCCTTAGTGAAGTTTCTTAGACTATTCATCCCAAATCTTACTGGGTAGTCTTTACCGTTTATTATTACTATTTCGTACATTTTGTTGGTTATTAGTTTTATTAGTTGGAGCAGAGCCGAAGCCCATACCCCAACCAACAAAAGGATTATACAGTTGTTACAGTTAATGCTCCAGTTCCCTCGATTGAACAAGAGTAAGTAGGTGCATCTTCAGTACCAGCAGAAATTTCTAGACTTGTAACAAATCCAGAACCACTATAGTAATAGTCTCCAGCAGAAGTAGAAGATAAAGTGAATGTAAATGTTACAGCAGTTCTTGCTAACATTTGTGTAGTCAACTCATCTACTTCAGTATCAGCAGCAGTCGCTGGATTAAAGTCCATAAGACCATCAGCACTAAGGCTGAAAGACTTCTGACCTCCAATGATGTCTCTGAAACCAGCAGAATCTTTGTTAGAGATGTCTATAGGGTCTACGTTAATACTTAAACTTACATTTTGCGAGTGCATTAGCTTCGCATCAGCTCCTCCATCCGAAGGACTTACTTTTAGGATTAAATCCGTTCCATTAAAAATTGCCATTTTCTTTTATTTAAAATTTATAACTAGTTATCTAAATCTTTTGAAGTTTCGTCTTCTTTAGATTTCTTCTTTGTTGGCTTTGCAATAGCATCTTCATTAGCGAAATGATTACGCTCTTTTCTACCAACCTCATAAGTTTCGCCTTTGATGTATTCTACACCTCGAAACTCAATATCTTTTTTTAATTTAATCTTATACATATCTATCTATTTATGTTAAATCTGTAATCTTGTCTTATACCGTAAAAGCCTAAACTACCAGCACTATCATCGTATAGCTCGTCTTGAGACTCATAGAATATCTTGTCTACTACTACACCACTATAAGTGCCACTAACGTAGTCTAGAGCCGTTCTAACGTGTCCAGCTAAAGCTACTAAGTCAGCGTAGTTATTGTGATACATACTTATCTGAACAGTTACATAGTCGTATTCACTTACACCGTTCTTAGTATTGTTAGGTATATCTGATACCATTTGATAAGTAATATAAGGCAACTTGCTTTGTGTTGGAAAGTTATACCTAGAAGGGAATATACGCTTATTGCCATCAGTAGTTACTAATGGACTTACATTGCCATCGTTTCCTAAAATATTATATACAACTTTACCTATCTCCATTACTTCATTCTTTTATCAATGAGCTTTTTTACTTGGTTTATTACGTCATTTTGTGCTTGGCTACCTTTATTCATTGCAGCCTTATCTAACATTCTAAGTCCTGGAATACCTCTAAATCCATACTCTAAAAAGTAAAAGTAGAATCCAGTTTTTTTCATATCAGCATAAGCACCTTTAACTCTTGGTCCAATATATACTGCTGGTGGAGTGCCTCTTCTGTTCTTACCGTTTATTACAGCTAGAGACTTTCTTAACTGGCCACTCTTCTTAGGTACTAAGTCTTTTAACTCTTGCTGTATAGGCTTTGCAGCTTTTCGCATACCTTGTCTCAAGATAGTTTTATTCTTGCTTTCTGACATATTAAGGCTCTCTAAGTCCTTAATCAAAGACTTCAGCTCTCTCTCATCTATTTTAGCTGATACTATCATTAGTTGTCAAAAGGATTTATACCGTTATCTATTAAAACATTTACCCAGTCTAATTCGCTTGTGTACATATCTACGTCATCCCACTTAGTTTCTATACATTGGTAGGTTTCTAATGCACCCCAAGAAACAATCTCTCTTTTATCATTCCATACAATAAAGTAGCTCTTTACTTCTGGGTAGCATATTTCTGTCATTCTTAGTTTAGACATATCTTAGCTTGTTAGTTCTGTTAGTTCAGCATCTGTTAGAGCTGTGTTAAATACTGTTATTGCTTTGACTTTACCGTAGAAAGAAAAAGCTCCATTACCACTATGAAAGTCTATATTATTAATTGTATTTGCCCCAAGAACACTACCACTATTATCTGTTCCAACTTCTACTCCGTCAACCCATAAAGCAAAGTCATTTTGCTTATATTTAAAAGCTATTTTGCGTGTGTTAGTAATAGTTGTTGTATGGCTAATAGATGCTTGAGCAATTCCACTAATTTGATATCTTGCATTGATAACTCCAGTAGATTCATATCTTAAAATTACTCCATTAGAAGATGTTCCATCATTCAATGTAATAAATCTTCTTTGTGCATCTACCTCAACTAAAGCAGCTATCTCTGCATATAATACTCCCTCTGTTGAGTTTATTAAGTCAGCACTACCAGCACCAGTTGCAGTCTCTGTAGCTCTTACCTCTTGACTTCCAGTTAGTGTTGGTATGTATGATGTAGCGTAGGATAAGGCTTCAAATTGAGCAAAAGCAATTAAAATATCTAAATCTCCAACTTGAGTACCTGATTTAATTAAACCTACATTTCTATTACTTTGTGTTGTAGCAGAAGAGTTGCTAAATGTAAATCTTTGCCATTCAGTTGTTACATTAGCGTCTTGTCCTTGTGCACCATTGTCCATAAAAAGTCTTACTGATTGACTCGAAGCAGTATTACTTTTCATATAAATAGATAAAGTATGGTCATTACCTATATGAGATAATGATTGATATATGAAATTAGTAGCGTTAGTCCATTGCAATCTACTTGCGTTTTGCGTTCCGTCTGGAGAAGTAGCAAAATTAGAATTAATAGTTATACTACCAGATGATTGCCATTGCTCAAAATCATTACTATATGTGTACTTATTAGTAGAAGTAGGCTCTAACAATATATGACCATTATCTCCATTACTATCGTAGCTTATTCTTGGAATGTTGTTGGTGTCTATTATTTCTTTGACTGATACGTTCTCTATTGAGCCTATAAAATTATTTTGCGCTTGTATTCTACAAGTTTCCGTAGAAGTTGCAACCATATATTGTATAAAATTACCATTAGCTGTAATAAAAACAGATGATGCTTGACCAGCCCTAACTCTAATATTTCCTTGTGTATAATTAGATATTGTAAATTCAACCTTATAAGTTTTTCCAATAATAGCTGTTGATGGCGAATTTATTAAATAACTATTTCCACTTACACTACCATCATTACTTGCCTTGCCATCTTCTATACTCCAACCACTTCCTAAAGTCCAATAGTCATTAGGGTCTACTTGTTTTACTGATACGTTGTCTATTGAGCCAATGAAATTTTGAGAATATAATCTGAATTCAGTTTGAGATAATGAAGTAAAATATGTAACATAACTACCAATACCATTGAATGTTTGAGTTACACCATAATATATAGACTCTAATGCAATATTACCACTTGTGTAATCAACAATATCAAAAGATAATTTATATATTTTATTTGTTTGTAAGATTGTTTGTTTTAATTGTTGTCCATAATTAGAACCTATACTTGTAGCCTTTCCATCTCCTATACTCCAACCAGTTCCTTTTGTCCAATCACTATCAGTAGCAAAATCTCCATTAGTAACCAACTCACTACCTAACTCACTAAAGTCTCCGTTCTGTACTAAGTTACTTCCTAGAGTTCTGCCTACCATCTCGACCAAGCCACTAGAATTAACTCGACTAGCAACACTAGCTCTAGCAAAGTCAAAGTCCTCATAAGGCTCTACTACTGGTGCTACGTTGTAAAGCGTTCCAGCCTTGTAACCAGTAGGAGTTAAGATAATACTTGCTTTATTTAATAGTCCGTCTGCCATTAGCTTATATCGTTTAAGTCTTGTAAGAATTGCTGACTAGCTGTAGTGTTCTCTACTACTCCTCCAGCAGCTACTACTCTTGTTGTTAGTATGCTTATGTAATCGGCTGGTGTTGGGTCAAATATACCACCATCAACAATAGTCCAACCATCATCCTCTATTAAGCTGAATCTTGAAGCATATGCTGACTCTGTAAATTGTGAGCCTCCGAAGTTTATACTTATACCAGTATCTACTACACCAGCAGCCCAAGCTATTAGCGTTGCATCGTAGTTAGAAGTGCTTAGACCAGTAGCGTTCTGCATAAAGTTAGTAAAGTTAGAAACGTTACCTATATTCCACGCTGCTAGAGATTGGTCGAATAAGTCGCAGTTGTAGAACATTTGTTGCATATTTTCTACATTAGTAGTGTCCCAACTATATATGTCTCCGTTGAATTGTGAGCAATCATAGAACATCTGATACATAGTCTCTCCATTAGAAGTGTCCCAAGAATTTAAATCTTGGTCAAAACTTTTAGCACCTCTAAATGCTCCATAAAAAGTCGTAACATTACTAACATTCCAACTATTTAAGGATTTATTAAATGTAGAACAATTAAAGAATGTTTGCTCAAATATTGTTATAGTACTTACATCCCAATTACCTATAGCTCCGTCAAAGTTAGTACATTCTCTAAACATTCTATAAAAAGATGTACTAGAAACAGTAGGAGCATCTGTAGCACTAGCATCTAAATTAGTACATCCATAAAACGCAGCGTTAGTAGATAAATCTAAGACTCCCCATTGTTTTACATCAAGCATTTTGAGCCTATCTCCAGCGTTATTGAATTGCCATCCTTGTAATGTTCCCTCTATGCTTATTTCATATTGACCAGCACTACTATAAGTGTGTGTAACCTCTTGTTGATTGTAACTTGTTATTGTATCGCTAGAGCCATCTCCCCAGTTTACTGTAGCGTTATAACTACCACCACTAACCAATGGCATCATAAATTGTGTATTCAAGCTAGAGCCACTAGAAGTGTTCTCTGTGTC